AATTAACTTATGATTGGTCCAAAGGATGCACCAGTAACTTTTCCTTGTGCAGTAGGTTTTACACATTTTAGCTCAGCTATAGTTGTGAAAACTCCTTTAGTACCGTTAACTCCTGTTAACAATCTCTCTGCAGATTCTTCGTTTTGAGTAGGTAATCCTACTTCAACCCACATAAATTCACCATTGATTGCATAAAGGAAATCATTAGTGATATCTGCATCTCTAATTAAAGGGTATCCTGCAATTTGACTTACAGTTAACTGTACGTCGTCTCCTGCATTTGTATCAATTCCATTTACTCCAACTTTAATTCTTGCAGCACCAGCATATCTGATTTGGTCATCGTAAAGAGCTTCTACAATATCAGCTACAGTGTTATTTGCAATCCAGTATTCAATTTGATCACCACTTCCGTCATCAACTGCACTTAAAATGCTTCTAACATCTCCCTTAACTAATCCTGCAGCAGAACTTACAATGTTACTGTCAAAGGATGTAGTTGCACTTCTATCAAATCCATAGATGTCATAGTTAGCTTCATTACCAACATCAGCTACAGCTTCAGCTTGTGAGGAGATAACTCTATCAATAGATTCTAAATTATTTCCAGCCGCAGCAGTTCCTGCATCAGCACTAAGCATTTTATTCATAGTTTTGATATGGAATGCTTGAACTGATTTTCTTACACTATTGATACCTAAATCATCATCATTAGATTGGAATCTAATTTCTTTAACATCGGAGTCACTATATGTATGTTGAATCCTCTTAATAGTTAATTCAGCTTCCTCGAATGTAGGTTTGATTGTATCAGGTAATGATGCAGTCTCAGCAGTTCCACCAGTTCCTAATGTAGCAGGATAAGCAGTTTCAATTCTGAATCCTGATTGTTGGAATGGTTTCTTTTGCAAAGTTCCCCATAAATTAGCTTTATTATTTAATTGCATCCATGCTTCAGCACCGAATACAGTGTTGAATGTTCCTGATGTGTTGGATAATAAAGGTGCGTCTGCTTTGTTTACTTCAGACAATCCAGCGTAAGCTGCGTTTTGTAATTCTTCAATTGTGTTTAATCCTTGTGATAAATATCTTACCATTTTATTGTTTTTCTCCTACAAATGTACTCATACTAACTTTACCACTCATTACGTCAGTAAAATTATGTACTTCTTTTTCTGCCTTGTTTATTTCAGCAGGCATGCTGCTCTTAGCCACAGAAACTACAGTGTTTTTCTTTAATTGTTCCTTAACCATTGCCATGTCAGATTTAATAGATTTCAAAGACTTAGCAACTTCATCGTCACCTTCTTCTTTTTCTACTTCTTCTTCATCAGCTTTTTTTTCTTCGTCAGCTTCTTTTTCTACTTCAGCTTCTTCAGTTGCAGGAGCTTCTTCGCCCTCTTTCTCAACTTCAGGAGTTCCAGATGTAGCTTCGATTAAATCATCCATCTTAGACATAACTGCACTAAGACCTTCTTCTAATCTTGCAACTCTATCATCCATTGAAACTTCTGGAGTTTCAGCAGAGACTTCGTTATCTTCTTTGTTTACTTGTACTGTTTTTTCTTTTACCATTTGTTTATCTTCAGATTTAGCAATTGCCGAAAAGGCATGTGCTGTACTAAATTCATTTCGTGGACTTCCAGTCATAGTTGTTTCTAACCAATTAAATCCTTTTAAACTTTCAAATACACTCTGACCGTCTGAATCGAATTGTCTATCAGTGGCGAAACCACCTACGCTTGAACCACCATTACCTGATTTAACTTCATTCCACATTTGATCATCTAATAAATTATGATTATATGTTTTATTTAAATGTAAAATTCCTGTCGTACCTGTAACTGGGTGTTGTAATATTCTATATGCTAAAGTTTTTCCCACATCTTTCCCTTGGTGAGCAGACCTAATTGGACCTCCTCTCTCTAAAAGAATCTTTTGTTGTGCGATAGCTTCTTCAATAGGAACTTTTTGTCCATCTTTGTCAACAGCATCAACTGTAGCCCAAGAAGTATAAAGCCTATCTTTAGCATTATTAACTGCGACTTTAATTTCATCTAATGAATTAGACTTGTTAAACATCTCAATTACTTCATCCTCTGAATATGCTTTAGCTTCTTTGCTAATCATTATTATTTCTTGATGTGACATTTTTTAATTTAAGTTGGCTTTCGCCTTTTCAACCGCTGGCCCTAAAAAAGGTCTTGGTTGTTGCCCTCGAATTTTAATATCTTGAGCAATTGCAAATGCTATACTTTTAGCTTTAATCTCTGTCTTAGCAATTCCTTTTCGTTTAACCCACCCANTAAGTGAGGAAACTGGAGGCATTGTTCCAGGTGTTCGGCCATTTTCAATCTCATTCGCATAAGGAGCACTATATCTAACTTCCTTATTAAGAAAGTTTCTTCTAATGTTTCCTGATTTTAATAATGTTCCTTCATCAATAATATTCTTTGTAATAATATTATCTTGAGAATCCGCAAAAATTTGATCTGCTAATTGTTCCATTCTCATATCTAACGCAATTAACATATCACGTTCATCAGTTTTGGAAATCATAGAAACCATTTTGCTTGTACTTAAAATGTGATTTTAGCATTTATAAACTTGATTGACAATACAAAGTGTTATAAAGTGTTAGAAAGCTTTGAGAGTATGGAAATCAGAAAAGTTTGTGAAATTAAAAAAAGTGGGCAAAGATATATTACAATCCCTAAGAACAGTAAACTGTATGATGAAAAATATGTTAAGGTTGAAGAAGTTCAAGAATAAAATAAACTTATTTGTTTTATCTGATCATCATTAACTAATCCTTCTACTTCTAAAATTATATCACCATGACTATAATATTCACATCCTCGACCTTGAACATCTATAAAGTTCCATGGATAAAGTAACGTTATGGGTTGACCAAGATGAACTCTATATATAATCTCATCCTCATTAGTTTTAAATGTTAATGTGACATAATTCATTGGATTATCACATAATATAAATATCTTCTTAATATTACCAAGAATATNCTCAAACACTTGAGATGTATTAGAATGTATATTTAGTATTGTGCTTTTTCATTTATCTTATATAATTGATATGAATTGTATTTATAAAGTTACTTAATCACTTTACTTATTTATAAAGAAATTAAATATCTTCTTTCCAATTAATAGCAGCTACAACTTCTGCTACAGCACCACTAGAAACTCTTGCACCTATTACTATCTTTTCACCTGATAAAATTAATTGATCAAAATCCTGTAAAATAACAGTCTCACTTGCACCAACTCCAACTACAAATGAATGTAATAAAGTTCCCCCAGTTACAGTTGTTCCAGATGTATCACATTCTGCAACAGAGTTATCTTTATCTTCATAAGTAAAATCNGGATCCCCAGCTACATCTGCATCTTTTAAGATTTCCACAATTAAAGATTTATTTGAATCAGATGATATAGAAACAGTTTGAGGTAATATCTGAGACAGGTTTACATTAGTTCCGAAAACAATTCTATTTCTTAATGTAACTATATTAGTTAAAGTGGTTCCTACTCCTGCTTGAATTGTATCTAATGCTCTCCCATCTTCAGTAGAAACTTTCATACCTTCAATAAACCCTGCACAAGATGCACCTGTTATAGTAACATCAGTTGTATTCCCAATATTAATAGAAGACCATGCTATTCTAAATGATGGATTTGATACAGAAGGTTGAGTATTATTATTTGCATAATTAATTCTATGTACTTTTTGAAATTGCCCTGAACTATCATCTTCGATACTAAATGTAATCGCACCATAACCTAAATATTCAAATTGAATCTGATATACATTCCCATTCTGAGGATTTAAATTCATACTTGAAACTCCTGTTCCATCCAATTTATCAATATTCCATGTACTTTGAGAAATAAAATCTCTAGTTGGTCCTATACCTGCAAAGATTTGAGACCATGTTGCTACAGCTGTAGAACTTGTAAATGCGAAACTCCCCATTGTATCAGCTATAATAGATCTTGCAACAACTTTCACAACGGTAGAATCAGTTACTTGTCTAAATTCCCAGTTTGAGACTTGAGAATTTAAAGAATCTGCAATCTCATTAGCATTATGAACTTCACTCCCTGAAGTTAAAGGAACTGTATATCCTACTCCATCTACTGTCACTGTGGCATTCTCTGAACCTGAGGCTGCAGTTGTTACNGATAATTCTTGAATCTCCACGTGTCCATCATGAGAATATATTATTCCAAACTCAGTGGAATCAAAATAACCAAAGGAGAATGAATCTGAAGCAGTTTGAATTCCTGCAGCTTGAAGATTTCCTACAACGCCAGATGAAAATTTAGCAGACATCCTTGCAATTGCACCCTGTCCTGCTTTATATATTAATTGTCTCTCTGAAAATAAGGAAGCTAAACCTGCAGCATTTGTTCCAGTACTTGCGAAAAACTCAGACCCTGTAGATCCTGCAGTTCCTCCATTATTTAGAACTGTTCTAGCTTTAGGTGTTACTCCATATGTTCCTATTAATTGAACCACTGGAGTTAATTCTGCAACAGAAGTCTCACCGAACGCAGTTTTCTGATCATCACTACTTATTAATAATCTATTTGTATCATTTACTTCTGCTAAATTTCCACTCTTTCCTGCGATAGTGTTTAATACTTTCTTTATTCCGTTTCTTATTATTCCTGTCATTTTACTCTTTAATTCTATGTATACTTAATTGTGCTTCACCACTCTCAGAAGATACATCAGTGTTAGATTGGGT